CCGAGCAGCGACGAGGCGTGCGCCCGGTACGGAGTCGGTAGCTCTTCGAGCTTCTTCTTCCAGTGGTCGGGAAGGTGCTCCGGGATCAGGAGACCGAAGAGAGCGTAGATCCCTTTGAACTTCGAGTAGGAGAACCCGAACACCGTCGGGTCGAGGAAGCGAAACTGCGACCAGATATCGAGCGGCGAGTGGGGCATCGGCGTGCCGGTCAGGCAGATTTTCTTCTTCGCGCGGAGCGGCCACATCGCTTTCGACTGGGTTCCCGTCGGAGCCTTGATCCGATGCGACTCGTCGAGGACGACGAGCGTCCACTCGACTAGCGCGAGGAACTTCGCGAAGACTTTCGTCCGCGCGGTCTCGTAGTTCAGAACGAAGACGAGCTTCGCGGCAGGGTTGATTGCTTTTCGACGATGACCGACCTCCTGGATCCGCTTGATCTTCTTCGTCGAGTCGCCCTTCGTTAGCGTGACGACCGCGACGTCGGTCTCCGGCGCGACGTCTTCGTCGACTCCGCCAAGGTAGAACTTCTCGAACTCGCCGAGCCAAACCGGGAGCACCGACTTCGGGACGACGATCAGAATCGTCGAACCGCGAGCGAAGCGCGAGACGAGGTCGACGATAACGCGGGATTTTCCCGTACCCATATCCATCGCGAGCATCATCGCGGAGCGCGAGAGCGCGAGACCGAGCGCTTCCTCTTGGTGCGGCCAGAGCGGTTTCATTCTTCGGTCTCCATCGTAACCGGCATCGACGCGACCGGGATCGCGATCGAAGGGGGTCGACCCTTCTTGAAGATCCGATGCCGGCTCGCGTCGATCTTTAGAACGTCGATCCCCTTGACGCAATCGAGGAACTTCACCATCACGTAGACCGGGAGACAAGTCCCGTGCGAGAGCGAGACGAGGTTCGCCCACTTCGGAACGGAGAGGTAGTAGTCCGGCCACCGATCGCTTCGGTGGGTGCTGCCTTTGACTTCGATGAACCCGGTCAGTCGTCCGTCTCGAACGGTGTACAGGTCGACCGGCGAGAACTGCGCGAGGAAGTGGTGAGCCTCGCATCCCCACTCCTTCTCGATCGCGAGTCGAAGAACCTCTTCCTTGTGGAAGTCCGCGTGGCTCGCGGAACCGACGCGGTTACCGGACTTCAACCCTTCGGCTTCCTTCTCTAACCGATCCCGATCCTGCGCTTCGTTCGCTCGCTTCTCCTTCGCGTTGAGAAAATGGAAGAAGGCAGCAGGAAGGAGGTGATCGGGCGCTTCTCTTAAGTCGCGAGCGAGTTCTTCGATTCGCTCCGCAAAATTCGGGTCGTTGCGAATCCCGTCGCACTGGTGAGCCTCGACTCGGTCCTTTTCGATCTTGTACTTCTCGCCTTTCCTGGCTCTGTACTTCTCGATCAGTTCCCGGTAATTCTCTCGGTAACCCTCTACGTCGTCGCTCACTTCACCCCTCCGATAACTCGAACCTCGGTCCCCGTCGCGTCGTCGTCGCTCTTGAACGAGACCTCCCAGCGCCACTCGGCGGCGACGATCCTGCAACAGAACGCGAAGAGGAGATGTCCGGCGTCGAGGAAGGAGAGACCCTTCGGCGGAGCGGGCATCCGGAACGCTTCTTCGAACACGTCCGGAGCCTCGCCGTACAACGCGACGAGCGCGAAGACGCGATCCTCCGCGAGCTTCGTGACGTAGCGCTCCCACTCTTCGGCGGCGGTCATCGGTTTCTCCAGCGAGTCCACGCGAACAAGAACGGTCCGATCCGGAATCCGTAGTAGGCTCGGTAGGTCCGACCGGCGAAGTCACCGTCGTCCTTCGAGAACCAGCGGAGATGACCGACGAGATTCGCGACGCTACGCCCCCAGAATACCTTCATCGTCGCACCTCGAACGTCGCGCCGCCTGCGTCTTCGTCGAAGACGCGGAGCGCGGAAAGACCGGGGCAAGCATCTTCGATCAGATCGACCCACGCTTCCCGCGACCGGATGTTGATGTGAAGCTTCGCGCCGATCTGCTTCCCTCCGTCGTCTTCGGACCACGAGATCGAGAGGAGAAGAACCTTGTCCGTCACGCGCCAGAGTTCGCGGAGCGCGGCGTCGGTATCCTCCGGGAGAATGTGTTCGAGGACGTCGAGGCAGGTTACGAGGTCGAAGCGATTATCGACGGTGGAATAGCAACTCAGGTCGTGGACCCCCCAAATCAACTCGACGTCTTCCGGTCCGATAGGGTGAGCGAGCGTTTCCAAAACCTCCGCGCCCTCCCACTGAAGACCGTTCTCGCGAGCGACGTCGCGGGTCTCCGCCTTTCCGCAGCCGACGTCGAGCCACGTCGTTCCTTCTTCGTACCCGCTCCACGAGTTCAGGTAGCCCCGCAGCGCGGCGAGCCGAAGCTCACCCATTCCGTAGCCATACTCCTCGTAGAGCAACGCGTACTTCAACCGCTCGAAGTGGCGACGCTCCTCGATCGGCGAGTTCCCGCTCTCGTCGACCGGCGCGGAGAACATCCGAGCTTCCGTCCAGTCGTTCCAGGAGTCCGTCTGCTTCGCGACGATGCACGGGACCGAGAGCCAAGCGTCGCAGCCGGGTCCGGACGTCGGTCGCTTCCGGATCATCTTCGGGTTCGCGTTCCAGTGCCGCGCATCCTCGCTCGCCATCCCGCGAAGGACCGCGAGCCTCGTGTTCCCGACGATGACGAAGTACTCGTCGCCGTAGCGCTTCACGATTAGCGGGTTCTTAAGTCCTCCCTCGCGGATCGAGCGCCAGAGCTTTCCCTCCGGACTGTCCTCGACGAGCATCTTCTCGGAGTCGTTCCGGCATCGAAACTCCAGGATCGAGTACCCCTTCCAGCGCATCGGATCGAGGTCGGGATTCAAGTCGACGTGTTGCCAGCGGTAGCGAAGCTGGTCGAGCCGGACGCTTTCGAGCGGTCGTTCGTCGGTCATTGGCTCTTCTTCTCCTACTGGAACTGCGAGAACTCCGTCGTCGTCGATATCTGTAACTCTGTAGGACCGACCGCGAGCCTCGAAGGTGTGACCAACCTTGAGCCCGCGCTCCAGCGCTTCGCCGACCGGCATGATTCGCTGAACAAGTTCGTCGGTCATTTCTTCTTCACCTTCTTCCGAGTCTTCTTCTTCGCCGCCCGCTCCTTCTGTCCGCGGATGACGTCCTCCTGATGCCACTCGACCGCGCGGATCGCGGCGGAACTATTCCCCTTCGCCTTAAGGTCCGATCGGATCTCCGGCGGGAGCATGAACCAGTGGGTATGGCAGATCCCGTAGCGATCCCACGTCGACTTGTAGAACCCGCTCCGCGGTTCGTTCGGAACGTGGATCGGACACGCTTGGATTCGGCAGAGGTTCACGGTCCGTCCCCCTGCGCTCGGTACGCCTCGCCGAGCATCTTCGCTTTCGACTCCGCCGACTTCATAACGGCGACGCACTCGTTACAGAGCTTCCCGTACGTCTTGTGCGGGAAGAGTAGGAGCGTGTCGCCGACGATGATCCCGCCCGCCGACTTGTCGTTGACGAGACAGAGACCGCAGACGCGACCGTCGTCGCCGCCGCGGCGAGCGGCGACCCGCTTAAGGACGTTCCCGAGGATCTCGACCATCCCTGACATCGCGTTGTGCGCGGCGTACAGGTTCTGGAGATTCCGAGAGAGCCCGTTGATCCCGGCGCGGATCTGCTTATCGGTCAGGGGTGGTGGCTCTTCGTCAGGCATCCTTCTTTTTCTCCTCGATGATCCGTTCGATCTCTTCGTCGCTCAGCCCCGCCATCTTGCCGAGATCGCGAAACGTATCGTGGATGCCGAAGTCGGACTTTGGCGGCTCGCGACCGGGATCAGGTCGACCGGCGAGCGCCGCGCGGAACCTTCGGAGCGCGTGGTTCTCGCTCATTCGACGACCTCCATCTTCTGTACCGTGACGTTGCCCTTCGTGTCGACGATTACCGCCGTGAACTTCCCGACGTTGTAGACCGCGACCTGATCCTCCGTCGGGATCGTCGTCGCCTTGACGAGTTCCGTAGTGAGATGCGCGACGTGTTCCTTAAGCCGCGTCTTCTCCTCCAACTTCCGGTCGATCAGTACGCCGACCTCTCGGAGTTTCTCCTTCGCTTCCGCGTACTGGAGCGCGACGTGACGAGGTTTCGCTTCCTCAGTTTCCATCGCCCTTCGCCGCTTCCGCGGTCCTCATGCCGAGTTCGATCGCGTAGACGCCGACCATCTCTCCGGCGACCCGGCGCTCCGACTCCGTCGCCGCTTCGCACTCCGCGATATCCGAGAAGAGCTTGATCGCCTTCGCGACCTCCACGTCGTTCGACGACTTCGCCGCGCCGCGCACGATTGCTTGAACTTGTTTCCGCATCTGATTCGTTCTCCGTTGGAAAAAAGGAAGAGGGTACGCCGCCGAGTCGACTTCGGAAATAAAGGAGAGAGTCGTCTACTGCGAGACCATGCCTGGACGATCGCGATAGGTCCGGCGGCGTACCCAAAAATGTGAAAAGGGGCGGAGGGTCGCTATCGGCTGCAACACGTTAGAGAGTCGACCCGGTAACTCCGCCCCTGGAGGTTACGACAACGAGTCGATCGCTCCGGTAGTCGGTAGCTCCGGTTCCTCCGAGTTGAGGATCGCGTGAGCTTCGCGCCAACGCGCGACCTTCTCCGGCGTACGCCAACAGTCGGACGGAACTCGGTTGTAGAGAAACATCACGAGACCCGGTAGCGCTTGGCGGTTCGTCTCGTCGGCGCGACCTACCGCTTCGGCGAGATCGTTCGTCACGACCGCGTCGAGGAAGTGACCGAGCGGACCGCCGAACTTGACGTATTGAGCGAGCGAGTTCCAGACCGCGGTACTCGCGACTCCGTCGCCGGGTTGGAATAGACCGTCGAGGTCGAATTGCCACCGATCCCTAACCGCTCGCGCGACTCCGATAGTCCGTTCGAGTTCCGGACTCCGCTCGATCGTCGTCGAGCCTTCTTCGCTTTCCGTCATTCCTAACCTCCTTGTTGTTGGTAACGCTCCGCGGAGAACGACTACCGGGGCGCGGGGAATGACCCGACGCGACCGAGAGAGAGCCCTCCGCGGAACGCCGAGAGACCCTACCCTGCCGAGGGACGAAAGTCCCGCGTCATCCCCCTTTTTCGTCCCTCCCTCGCGATCGCGTTCTCCCGGTGCTACGGAGCGTTCCGACGGCGAACTGAGCCTCGCCGAGAGAGCGAACGACGAAGACCCGCCCCCCCGATCGTCGGATCCGTTCGTGCTCGACCGCCTGCCGCGGCGAGACCTTCCCGGTGATCGTCTTCACTTCGAGGTAGAGCGAGACCGTTCCGACGTTCCCGCAGATATCCGGGATCCCGTTCCGACCGAAGACCGTGCCGACCGTCTTCCAGGCGTAGACGTCCGGCTGCGTCTTGAGCCACCTCATAATCGACGCCGTGATCGACTTCTCTGACCGCATCGTCGCGACGATACCGAGTGACGAGAGAAAAGCACCCGGTTCCCGAAGGAACCGGGCACCCCAACAAAGAAGCGAACGACCCGGCCTGCGAAGAATCAGGGCCGATCGGTTCTCAGTTGAGTCTAACTCCGGCGGGATCGTACCGCACTCGTTCGCCCTTCGAGTTCCGAAGGACTGTAACGACGGTCTCCTTCATTCCGATCGTATCGTCGAACGGACTCTTTGGCGGGTTCGCGATCAGTCGCCGCGCGAGGTCGATCAGCGGAGCGAGAGCTTCGCCGCCGACCGTCGTCGTGCAGAGATCCTTGCCGCGATGACGGAGACGGATCTCGACCGTCCCGTCTCCCTTGTCGATCACCTTCGCGTCGAACGACTCGATGACCTTCGGCGGCGAAGCGCCGCCACCTCCGACTACTGCTCCGACTGATTCGCTGACCATGTGTTTTTCTCCGTTCGTTATCAAACTATCTCGGTGGTAACCGGGACGACGACCTCCGCGATCGCGATCGCTTCGTCCACGACTTCGGCGGCGAGCGGAACGCCCGCCATCAGTAGACCTTTGATCAGCGCGGCGATGATCGCGTTCTGCTTCGTCGCGAGCGAAGCGAAGTTGGCGTTGATCGTTGCGTTACTCGTTGAGTTCCCTTCGTCTAATACCTCTTCGACCGCCGACGCAGGAGTGCCACCGGAGTTGTCCGTTAGCTCGACGACGTTGTCGCACTGGAACGGAACCCACTTCCCGCCGCCGTTCCAGACTCCGGTGAAGATCATCATCCGAGATCGCCGAGCGTCGAACGCTCGCCAGCCGCGACGCGGAGTGAGGAACGTCCAACCGCTTTGCCAAACCGCGACCTTGTCGTCGCTCGTCGCCCACGCGAGAAGAGCGCTCGCCGGAACGATCCAGGCGTCGCCATCGTCGAAGCCCGACGTCGGCGGAGTTACGTTCGGCTCGCCGTCGACGACCCAGAGTTGAACGATCGAGTCGAGGACGAGGTTGTTCGCGTTCGACTTCGTCGCCGCCTTCTGCTGACCTTCGACGAGGTCGTCGAGGTCCAAGTTCGGAGTCGTGGTCATCCGGTTATCTCCTCAGTCGTTTCGCTATCGATCCAGGATCCGGTCCGAAGAACCGTGACGAAGATCGCGTTCTCTGTATCGCCGAAGTCCGCGGTCTGCTGCGCGACAGTATACGTCGCCGCCTGGGCTGTCACGGGGATAGTCCGTACCACCGTCTCGGAGCCGGAGCTTTCGAGGATCTGAATGTCGAAAGTCTCCGGGTCCGGATCCTGAACTCCCCGCGCCGAGAATAGTTGAGGTCGAGAGGTCCGCGAGACGGGATCGAAGGTGATCGTCCAGTCGAGGTTCGCTTCCTGGACGGCGACGACGTTGATCGGAGGGAGGAGCCGAAGGTTCTCGCCGAGAACGGTCAGGTCGCGCTCGCCGAGAAGCTCGACACCAGCTTCGAGGTCGTACTCCCGAGCGCGAGCGCGGTAGTGGAGAGGCGTCGCGTCGTCGCCGGTCTGAATCCGAACGGGAACGAACGGACTGGTCAGGTCGATCACGAGCGGTTGAGCCTTGATCCGACCGCCGCTTCCGGGGAACTCCTTCGGCGTCGGGTCGATCGGCGTCGTACCGCGGAGCCCGCGGATCCAGGTCGTGAGCCTGTAGGTCTTCCCCTGCGCGACGATTCCGAGGGGGGTGACTTCCGTCGCCGTGAGGAACGCGCGGATCTCTCCGTCGATCCTGACAAGGTTCGCGCCCGCGTAGACCTCTTCCTTCGTCGCGCTCTTTAGTTCGCCGGATGCCATCTCGACGGTGACCTGCGAATAGACGTCCCACCGATCGGGTTTCGGGTTCCCGAGTTCCCGGTCGCCGGTCGCCGGGTCGTCGACCACGAACCCGATCGTCGCCTGACCGCGCTTCCCCTCGAACTCGACGCGACCGAGATCCCAACTCAACCCGCCGTCGTACGAGACGTCGATGAACCCGCCGTCGTACGAAGCGCTCTGATCCCGGTTGAAGACGAACCCGAAGAAGTACGGATCCTTCTCGTAGTCCTCGTGCAGCGACGGGATGTCGAGAACGATCAGCGTCAGGATCGGCGGCGTTCTCCGCTGCTCGTTCTCGTGGAACCCGTGCGCGACCTCGATTACCGAGAGGTTCTCCAGCTTCGTCGAGATCGACTCGACGATAGCGATCGACTCGTTGACGACGGCGAAGAGCGCGGCCATTAGAAACCTACCGACCGCGGCGGGTCGGGATTGAGAACGTGACCGGAGAGCTTGATCGATCGGTCCTGACCGCGCTCCGCTACCTGGATCGCGAGTTGGATCGATCGTCCGTTGAAGGTCGTCTCGACAATGTCGTTCTCCAGGATGTACCAGTACCGCGCCGGGAGGTTCCCGGTAAACTTCCGACCCTCGCGGTGAGGTCGCCAGAGAAGACGCTCCGCGATCTCGACCGCCTGCGTCATCTCCATCGTGATCGCGCGAAGGTCGATCTCTAGCGAGTCCTCAGAGACCACGTGAGGCGACGCGATGTGCCGCTCGACCGACGCATCCTCCCAGCCGGTTAGCCGATCGGTGTAGTGAACCGAGACCTTCGACGGGAGGTTCGCCGGAGTCAGCGGGTTGAACGAGAGTCCGACGTTCGCGTCGTCGACCGAAGCTCCCCAGTCCGATTCGGGAACCGCCCAGACGCGAGCGTCCGGCGGATGGAAGAAGTTGATCTCGCTGTTGCGGATCTGCGCCGCGAGGTCGAAGGCGTAGACGAGCGGTTGGAGTCGGTGGTGGATCGACCCTTCCTCCATCATCGTATAGCCGTAGACGATGTCGTCGCGAAGGTCGGTCACTCTCCAGGAGCGTTTCGTGAACTTCGCCCAGCCGCCGGCACGCTCGAATATCTTGTCGATCGCCTGCCCGATCGTGACCGGCGTCGCGCTCTCTCGAACGATGAAGACGAAGTCGGGAACGCGGAGACCGAACTGCGTCATCTTGAAGTCGCGGATTCCGACCCACGCGGTTCCCTCCATCTCCGGAGCGTTCGCGGCATACGTGTTGATCGCTCCGCCTGGAGGGTCGACTTGACCGGGGATCCCCTTAAGGATGTCGATCGCGGAAGCGAAGGTCGCGTTAACCGGGACGAACGTCTGCTCGATCGTGATCGTTCGTCCGGCGACCTCGCTGACCTGGACGAGCGGGTTCAGGTACCACTCCTCTCGCGCGGCGTGGAGTTGGGTCCGTCCGTCGGGTTCCCGCGACGTGAGGTAGACCGTTCCTCTGTTCATCCCTTTTCCCGACGGTTCGTTTCCCCAGTTGTTTCCGCCGTCGAGCCACCCAGCCATCTTCAACGTGTCGAACTGAACGCGGAACTTCGTCAGGTCCGGACCGAGAATCGACGAAAAGATGTTAGACCCGCCGAACGAGTAGCACGTCGACCCGCCGCATTGGTACGAGACGATCCAATTCTTGATCTCGATCTTGTCGCTGATCTCTTGGAGGAACCCGCCCTCGTTGAAAATCTCGTAACCCTCCGCGTAGATCCGAACGATCCCGTCGATATCACTCTCGTTCGTCACAGCGATCGCGACCTCGACCGCGTTCTCGCTGTTGTGTTGGTAGAGCGGCGAGAGCGAAATGATCTGACCGCGAACGCGACACTCCTGACCGATTAGCGATCGCGCCGGACCTCCCTCCGTCGCGGTCTGGAGTTGCATGTCCGTTTGCCTTTGCGGATCCTTGTCTTCCTTGAAGATCGTCTGATTGTCGATGTACGCCCCGGCGAGCGAGCCGATCGCACCGAGCACGGCGAACGTAGCGGTCCCTGCCGTAGCTCCGGCGACGGCGGGAAGAGCAGCGCCAAGAATGATCGTTGCCATTAGTACTCGACTCCTCGGAAAGCGTAGACCGACTGGACGGTCGTCCAGTCGACCGCGCGGCGAACGACCTTCTCGACGCCGGGATCGTTCACCGCCGCGATCATCGTCCCCATCGAGTCGAGGATCCCGAGGTGGACGACCGCGTTCCGCGGCTTGACGACGACGACCATCCCGCGGCTCGCCCAATGGTTCGCTCGCCATACGAGACCGCGACGAAGTTGATCGTTGACGAAGTCGAGGCGACACGCGCGTTCGTAGTCGACCGGCGAAGGAGGAAGCGGGAGGTCGAGTTCCTTCGCGACGAGGACGACGAGACCGACACAGTCGACGCCGTGAGTCGAGCGACCCTTCTCGACGTAGCGGATCCCGAGCATCCGTCGAACGGTTAGAACTACCTGAGCGCTTTTGGTTTCTAGGACGACCATCGGACTCGCGGAGACTGTCCGGCTCGCGTCGGACCGGGGGTGAGATGGTAACCGCCGAAGTTCTCGGGATTCCCGTAGACCTCGAAGCACGTACCGAAAGTGTTATCGCAACCCTCCTCGATCGTACACTGGTCGCCGATCTGGATCTCGTTCTCCATCTCGATCGTCGACGCGAACTGACCCGTCCACCCGGCTTGACCGACGCTCTGATTGTAGTCGCCGATATCGTACTTCAAGCCCGCGTTCGCGCCGGTCGTCCAGAGGATCGTTCCGTACTTGTAGGGACGACCGAGCGGGATCGTCGGCGTTCCCGAACCCTGGTTCACCGATCCGGCGCGAATGATGTTGAACGCCATTCGGTTACTCGACGTTCCGTCGCGAGCAACGTCGATCACGGAGCAGGTAATCCAGGTGAAGTCGAGAATATCGAGCTTGATCCCTCCCGACCCGCTTCGGTCCTGACCGCAACCCTTCCCCGCGACTCCCTTGTCGTCCCGACCGAGAGACCACCGACAAGTCCGACCGAACCGGTTCCCGAAGTTCTCGCGCACGAGACGACCAAGTCCCTCCGCGTCGAAGCTGAACTCGTCCTCGTTGAACCCGACTCCCGAGATGACGTACTCGTTCGTCTCGAACCACCGGAAGAACGGCCAGCGAGAGTCGACCCTCCACTCGGTTACCTCCGCCATGTCGTACCGACCGCCTTCGAGCTTCGTTAGGTCGAGCCCGCCGATTACTCCGGCGACCTGGAAGGTCTGCGAACGAAGTCCGGTCTCGCGTCGGGAAGCGCTCGCCGTGAGTCCGGTCGTCGCGAGGAACGTAGCGACGCCGAAGATCGCGTCGGCGTTGATCCCGCTAGCGTTCGTCCGAACCGATTCTAGGATACCGAGCGTCAGATCCTCGTCGTGCGACGTGTAGTACTCCTGGACTCCGTCGACCCGCATGATCCGCCAAAGCGAGATGTAGTTCTGGACTTGAAGCTGGGTCGTCGCGATCTCCGTCCCGACTAGGAAGATGGACGCGGTCATTAGTAGTCGCTCCAGTAGTACGCGGTCCAGAGTCCGTTGCTCGTCGTGTTCACGAGAAGGCGAACTTCGATCCCGCAACTCGCCGCCGCTCCCGCGTCGACTCCCCAGTCCGGCGACGTGAAGTCGATCACAGTCCGCGAGACTCCGCCCCGATCGAAGATCGCCTGAACCGCTCCCGAGTACATTTGGAGTTGCGTATCCTGACTCGCCGACGTGAAGAGGATATGGAACGTCGTACCGAGCGGGAGACCCTTCGCGTTCGGTAGCTTGAGGATGACGTTCCCTGCTCCGCCGCTCGGGAAGAAGAGACACCAGCGACCGCCGGGATCGGAAGCGTCGCCGCTGTGCGGAATTAGCTGGCGAGTCTCGCCGCCGCTTAGTCCGGCTCCGTCGTTCGTGTCGCCGCCGCCGCGGAAGGTTTCGTGGGTGAGGCTCATCAGAACATCCGGTAATGACCGGTCGAGTTGATGAACACCTTCTTCCCTCGCTTCGGCGGGATCACAGAGTTCGGCGAGAGAGCCGACCAAGTGTTCGCCGAGAAGAGTTCGTCGACCGTGATGTCGAACGTCCCGAGATTGAAGATGACGAAGTACGGACCGCCCTCGTGAGTGATGTCCGCGGACTCGAAGCCGACCTCGCCGCTCTTCCCGCGGATATCGGGAAGCCGAGCGACCATCGCCGCCGCCGGAGTAATGAAGTGGAATAGTCCGTGCTGGAACTCTAGCTGGACTCTCCCGAGCGTCGACGGATGAGAGAACCCGATGTCGATCGGTTGCCGATCGTGATCCTGAGTCGTCGAGACCTTCTCCTCGATCATCGGAGCCGAGACCGAGCCCGCGTCGAAGTCGTCGAGCGAGTTCTTTAGCCAGTCGTCGAGGTCGAGCTTGAACCGGACCTCGACGAAGAAGGTCGCGCCGATCGTGATCGCCGAGCCTCGCGAGGGAGGAGAGATATCGAACGTGAGCGACCCCTCTTCGTGGTTGACGGAGAAGTCGATCCCCTGAGTCAGAGGGGATCCGTCGAGAGCGGCGATGACGAGGTTCGTCTTTTGTAGTCGTCGCGTTAGTTCGTACCGACCGGAGACGTCGCAGTACCGCTTCACGATCCAGAACTTCTGAGTGATCCCGTCGCCGGTTCCGATCCGGACGTCCTCGGCTCCCGGATCGTTGACCGGGATCGCCGCCGTCGTGAAGTCCATCGGGTCGGTGACCTTGAACGAGTGCAGCGATCCCTCGCGAGCGATGACGAACTCGGTTAGCTCGCGAAGGTCGACGTCCTCGACGATCGCGTTCGTTACATCGTAGTGCCGGCGGGGATGACGCCAGTTCTCGACGCGGTGCTCGAACCCGTTCGACGCTGGCATGATGAGCGTGTCGTGCTGCGGTCCGAACGCGGACCCGAACCCGAAGAACTTCGTTGGTAGCTCGATATCGTGGAACGTCATCGAGCCCTCCAGATGCCGAGGTCGTCGAGGAAGACTTCCTTCCCCGCTCCGGCGGCGATCGTCGGGTTCTCTAGTACTGTTCGCCACGCCGCGGCCTGGAACTCTTCGAGAGTGATATCCGCCGACCCGTTGTTGTAGATGACGAAGTACGGACCGCCCGCGACGACGACGCCGCTCGTGAAGAGGGAGAACCCGCCGATCAGGGTACTGAGATCCGGAAGCCGAACCGTTAGCGCGGTCGTGTTGATGTACTCGATATAGAGACCGTGCTCGATCTGGACGTAGTTCGGCGTGATGACCTGACCGGCGATATGCGTCAGCCCGCCGCCGAACGTGATCAGGTCGGAGTGAGCGACGTTCCGCTCTCCCGCGACGACCGGCGACATCTCCTCGATCAGGTCGATCGAGTACGTCGAGTTCCGGAACCCATCGTAGGTTAGACCGAGTAGATCGTCCGCGGACTTCCCGAAGCGGACGTTGACGCGGAACTCGCAACCCGCGGTAACGGCCCCCGTAGTCGGTGCGGTAACGAAGCTGACCCGACCGATCTGATGATCGATCGTGTAGTCCGCGTTCAGAACCTTCTCCTCGCCGTCGGAGAAGATCGAGACAGAACCGACAAGCGGTTTTAGGAGAACTCGATCGAAGATCGTCGCGCCGGACGTGTAACGCTTCTTGAGCGTGAACTCCGTCTTCGATCCGTCGGCGGTACCGATGTTAGCGTCCTCCGAACTGGGAGCGCCGACGTGGTTGCCACCGGTCGTAAAGTCGAGCGGATCTCGGATCAGAAACGAGTGCGCCGACCCGTGACGGCAAAGGATGAACTCGAAGAGCTCAATCGCGTCTTCCAGCGAGATCGAGTTCGAGAGCGTGTAGCGTCGCCGCCCCTGACTCCAGTTCTTCTTTCGGACTCCCTCGACGCCGCTCCCGGTATCCGGGACGAAGGTCTGATGACCGGGACCGGCGACGGAGCCGAACCCGATGAACTTAGAATCGAGCGTGACGTTATGAAGTCCCACTACTGATCTCGGAGGAAGTCCCTCGCCTCTCGCTTCTGCGCTCGCGTACTCCTCCGGAACGAGTCGAAGTCGCGACCGCGATCGTAGAAGTTGTTGGTGATCGTCACGCGACGGTTATCGACGCCGCCGCCGCCGCCGCCGCCGCCGTGAAGCGCGACGCCGAGCTTGCCGCCGGGACCGCGGACCGCCGGAAGAACGAACTCGTCCTGACCCGCTTCGCCGACGATGTTCACGCCCTGACGGAACGCGGTCGGCTTGTTTACGAGGAGCCCGCCGTGGGAGAAGTGCTGAGTTGTAGGGATACCGCCGCCGCCGCCGCCAGCGCCCAGTCCGACGCCGACGCCGAAGCTACCGGCCAAGTTCGTGAGCGACCGCCGAAGAGCGAGCTTGGCTAGTTCCTTGATGAGACTCTTGACGACGTCCTTCGCCTTCCCTCCTTCGAGCGCGATCTCGATGATCGAGTCGATGATCGAGTCGAGAACTATCCGCCCCGTCTCTAGCCACTCCTGATTCGCGCGGGTCGCCTCTTCGGTCGCCGCGCGATCCTTTTGCATCGCTCGACCCTTCGCCTCCATCCGGTCGACGAACTCGGTGATCCCGTCTTCCTTGAGCCCGTTCCGGATCGCCGCGTTGTAGGCATCCTGACGGATCGCGAGAAGCTCGATCTCGTCCGCGGTCTTCCCGGCGGTATCCGCGAACTTGTCGAGTTCCGCTTCGAACGCTTGTAGGTTCGCTACCTGACGAAGTTGAGCGAACGCGACCGCCGTGTCGACGACCTCCTCCGCGAGTTCGTGGAACACCACTTTCTCTCTCTGAGTGAGGTCGCCCTGGATCTTCTTGAACTCGTTATTGACCTTAAGCTCCGCCGTGAGCCGCGCGACTCCTTCGATCGACTCCCCGCGGACCTTGTTGCTGAACTCCATCTGCACGACTTCGCGCTGAAGGATGTCGATCGAACGGTTGATACGAGCGTCGCGAGCCTGCGCTTCCTTCTCCTCTTCGGTCGTTACGATCGCCGCCGCGTTCCGATCCTTGAACGCTTTCTCCTGCTCTCGGATGATCCGAATCGATTTCTGGATCCGCTCGATCATCAGTTCGAGCGAGACGATCGCCTGCTTGTTCGTCACGACCTCGGTCCCCGCGACTCCCTGCCCGAAGACTTTCCGAGTCGGCGGGACTTTGAGACCGCGCTCCGTGAAGAGGTCGGGAGAGATGTTCCCGCCGATCGCCTTGACCTGCTTCACCGCATCTTCGAGTCCCGCGATCTGAGCCTTCATGTTCAGGACGCGAGCGTCGAACGCGATGAACGGAAGCTTCGCTGCATTATTCAGAGCGTCGACGAATCGGTTAAGACCGCCGCCGAGATCCATGATCGCCTGCTCCGCCTTGTTCGACGCAGCGACCATGTCGAGTAGCCAGACGATAAGCGCCGCGCCCGCGATCAGCATAAGACCGATCGGGTTCGCCGCGATCGCCGCGTTGAACCCGAGCATCGCGCGGGTCGCAGCCCAGAGCGCGATACCGAGAGTCCGCGCCCAGGTCAGGAGCTTTAGACCGAGGATGAGACTCCACCGAACGAACATCAGCTTGAGCGCGAAGACGATCGCGTTGACGACCGTCACGTTGTTCTTTAGGTGACCGTCGACGCCGACGAGTACGCGGATCACGTCGGTCAGAAGGTCGACCGTCGAGCGAAGTCCTCCGGAGAACCCGGTATCGCCCATCGCGAGGAACGACTCCTGGACCGCCGAGACGAGAGCCTTGAACGAACCCGAGAGGGTATCCATGTTCAGCGCAGCGATCGTCGCCGCGTCGTTCATCGAACCGAGACTCGCGATCGCGTCGTCGATGTGAGCCGCCGATCCCGAGAGGATCAGACCCGCCGCCGCGTTCCGACGACCAAAGAGCGCAGCCGCCTGCGCCGCGGTGAGACCCGCCTTCCGGAACCTCTCGAAGATGACCGACGTTTTCTGCATCGCCGGGTTGACCGAGTCGACCGAGAGCCCCATCTCTTCGAGCGCTTTCTTCGCTCGACCCGTCGGAGCGGTCAGCGCGAGCATCGTGCCGCGGAGATTCGTTCCCGCCTGCGACGCTTGAATACCGGCGTCGCCGAGGAGCCCGATCAGGACCGCGGTCTCCTCGACCGTCTTCCCGAGAGCCCCGGCGATCGGACCGGCGAACTTCATCGCCTCGCCGAGTTGCCGGACGTCCGTGTTCGCTTGGTTCGATACGCGGAGGAGCGCATCGACGACGCGGACCGTCTCGTCGGCTTCGAGGGAGAACTGCCGGAGGACGTTCGAGGCGAGGTCGGCGGCGAATCCTAGCTCAAGGCCCGCAGCAGCCGCCAGATTCAGCGTAGCGGGCAGCGCGGCGAGAGACTCGCTAGCAGAGAACCCTGCTCGGGAGAGGAACAGGAGACCTTCTCCGGCCTGTGTCGCGGTGAACTGCGTCGTCGCGCCGAGTTCCCTCGCCGTGACGATCATCCGCTTCATCTGCTCGTCGGTCTGGCTGGTAACGCCCTGGACCTTCCGCATCGTCAGTTCGAAGTCAGCCATGATCCGGACCGCGGACTTTACGACGGTGAACGCGGCGAGGATTCCGATCAGCCCCTTGATCTGAGCCTGAGCGCCCTTCGCGTTGAAACCCATCGACCGCGTCGCCTTCCCGAAGACCGCGGCTCCGGCGACCGCTCCGCGTGCGTCGATCGCTGCATGAAGAGTTGCCATCTACTCTCGTTCCTCCATCGCTTTACCGGACTCCGCGCGACGGTCGCGGATCGCGCGGATCTCGCGACGCCAGACCTTATCGAGCGACTGAATAACCGCGGTGAACTCCGCTCGCTCGTCGGTCTCGATCCCGTTGTTGTTAAACCACGATTCCATTTCGCGCTGCGTTATCGGTTCCATCCCGTCGAGCCCGGACTCGCGGCTCTGCTGTAGATCCTGGAACGCCGTCCACTGGTCGCGGTGCTCGTCGGGAATGTCAGGCATCGCCGCGAGAGCGGGAACGACCTCGCCGTTCCCCTCCGCGTCTAACCTGCGTTGCTTTTTGAAAAGAACTCGGAGATGCGTCGGCGACTGGCCCCACTCGATTAGGAAGGTGAGGCAGCGGGTGAGTTTCCCACCGTCTCTTCTTTCGCCTCTGCCGCGTGCGCCGCTAGGTTCGCGCCGCACTCGTGAACGAACTCGACGATGTCGCCGTGCGCCGGATCGTTGAAGACTTCCTCCGCGCGAGTCGTCGAGAACTTGTCTTCGGTCCCGTCGTCGTTCTCGACCCCGTCCCAGTCCTGGATAAGTTCGAGCGCGAGATCGATTTGCATGACCTGCATCGAATTGTCGCCGAGTCGGAACCCGCCAGAAGAGAAGCGATCGCCGGGTCGCGTGTCGAGGTGACGTCGCGCGAGTCCGCGCTGCTTCCTCTTGTAACTCGCGCTCGCCGTCGAGCCGACCTTGAACCTGATCGTCTTTTCGACGCCGTCGGGATCCACGTAGTATTCGAACCACCGTCCGTCGTCGGTGATCCGAACTTTGCTCAGTCGAGCCATGAGAGTTTTCTCCAGTGTGAGAGAAGGGGAACGCTCCCGCGCGGAAGCGGAAAACTTAAACCTTGAACTTCCAGATCCGAATCGCGGAGCGCTGAGCCTCGCCCGAAAGCGCCGACGCTTCCTGCTGAGCCTCGAAGGGGAGCGACGCGACGACGTCTTGATTCTGACCGCCCGCGACGGTGTCGCCGCCGCCGAACTGGCACGACGGGATCTCGATCACGTACGCGTCGCCCACTCCGTTGTAGAGCATGTACGCGATCCGCGTCGTAGTGTACGCGAGGTGCTTGTCGACCTGAGTCGAGTCCGCGAAGAGCATCGTCACGCTGCCGGTAACCTCGCAGGTTCCGGAACCCATCGACTTCGGACCGAGGTTCCCTTGGACCTGTCTCGGGTGGTGTCCGTTCTTGACGTCGATCGTGATCTGCGTCATGTCGTACTCGATGTTGTTCTCGGCGAATGCCTTCATATCGTCGACGACGTTGAACTGCCGCGCGACTCCCGCTGCGATGATCGTCCCGCCGTCCTGCTTCGCGGTCGGTCGTCCGTCGCCGGGAGTGTGCGTCGCGTTGTCGCCCTCGAACTCCCGCTGACCCATGATGTGAAAAGTGATGTTCACGAACCCGTCGACGTCGGAGTCGATCGTGAACCCGTCGATCGTACAACCGGCGTAGAGCGCGAACTCCGCCGTGAGATCCTCGAAGTTCTTCTCGAAAGAGTACGAATCGATTGCGGTGCCGGCGGCGGTCGCCTTGTTCCCGATCGAAACTCCTTGGACGAGAACCATCGCACTCGCAGCCTCCGTTATCAGGTCTTGGTTATCGACCGTGATCGACGCACCGCCTTCGCCCAGGACTCGCATCGGACGATTGTTCGCCCCGTTCGTCGCGGAGTGGATAATGATGAAGTCGCCGGTATTGAAACCTGCTAGTCCCGATCCAGAATCCGCGATCGTGTTCGGTGCAGTGATCGAGATCGTCGTCGGGATCGGAGGGATGACCGTAGGGAAGACGTCCTGGAGACTCGACTCCATCAACTCTTCGAAGGAGAGATCCTTCGAGAGTTCGCAGACGATATCGCCGGTCACTTCGAGCCCGGTCCGAATCACGTTCGAGATGTTCCGGTCGTTCCGGATCTCCGCCGACTTCTTCGTCGCCGTATTCTGAACGAGCGAGTCCGAAGCGTACCGCATGAAGCGATAGACCGCCGACCCCGTGTTCGGCACGCCATAGGCGACGTCTTCCTTCGCGTAGTTCAGGGAGACCCGATTGGTGTCGGCTTCCGTTGACGTGACCATGATTCTCTTTCCTAGCTCGTGAGGGTTTCGTAACTGAACGGGCAAGCGACGTTCACCTGCCACCACTTTCCGTCGCGACCTTCTCCTATCGAAGAGACGACCGGCGCTCGGAACGAGATCCCGTCGACCGACACCGACCGAAAGGCATCGGCGATGGTATCAGCGGTCTGGAGAGCGAGACCATCCCCGATCCCTAGCTGGACGAAAATCTGAGCGATCGCGAGCCCCGTCGTCCGGTGCGCGATGAACCCGCCGCGGTTCTCGACCGCGACGCTCCCGCCTTCGAGGATCGTAAAGCGGACCCACCTAGCGGTATCCGGCTGCGTGAACGGAGCGTCGTCGTACAGGGTCGGAAGGGAATCCGGACCCTCGACCTGATCGCCGAACCACGTCCGGATCGAGTCGCCGACCTCGACGGGATCGAGGACCACCCCGGATTCTGACCCGAGAGTCGGTCGCGTCGAGAAGTCCGACCGGAACGGGATCTCGACTTCCATCTCGTACCACCGCCCGTTCCGGCGAACCGGCGAGACGGTCGCGCTTCCGTAGTTGACGTCCTCGGCGATCTTCCCCTCGAACGCAGCGCGGATCGTCTTCGCGAGATCCCGGTCGTCGAAGTCGCCGTCGGTCAGCGGAGCTTTGATCGTCGCGAGGAGGACTCCCTCCATCCGGTACGCCCGCGTGCCGGCGGTCGAGATCATCGTCGTGTTCTCGTGCTTGATCGAGCAGCGGACCCAGAGACCGGTCTCTAAGTGCATACTCGCGAAGTCGAAGTAGACGAACCTTCCGACGGTGGGGGCGGAGGTCGTTGTAAAAACAACGGTGCCCGCGAGGTCTGCCGGGTCGGGATTGACTTCCAGCGTGATCCGTTGCCACGCATCCCTGATCCCCATGTCGGCGCTCTGACGGGATAGGTCGAGGACCGCGCCCACCCAAGTCCCGGAGTCGACGATCTTGATAATTCCGCCGTCCCAATCGGACGGTATGTAGACCCAGATTTCCGCAATGTAGTTTTGGGGGGTAAGTATCAGACCGCCGAAGTGTGCTGCCAGAGCGTTGTGATTCTGATACGTCGCCTTAAGCGAGAGGCTCCCCTCGAAAACTTGCTCGGAGGTAGCTTCGATGATGTTCGCGCCGAACGTCTGCCAGTTCACCGTACCCTCCTCGATACTCGGGTTCAGCATGAGGTTGACCCGCGCCGCCGCCGGTCCTCCGGCGAGCTTCGCGTTATCGTACTGGGTCGGCGTAGGCATTAGACGTCCTCGACTTCGTTCCCGAAGCGCTTCCGGATCTTGTTCGCGAGGGTCTCATAGAACCCGGTCGCTAGCAAGGTACCCGTGATGACGGTCTCGACGATCGCGATCGACTCGTTGATCACGAGGATGAACCCACCCTGCGGGACGACGGTCTCCGCGATCGAGATCGGATCGTCGACTACCCGAACGAGACCGCGCGGCGTGAAGAGCGTCTCCGCGATCGCTACCGTCTCGTCGACTACCCTGGTCAGTCCGCGCGGCGTAAAGATCGTCTCCGCGATCGCGACGGTCTCGTCGACTACTCGGGTCAGGGCGGCTACGCGGACGACGTCCTCCGCGATCGCTACCGCCTCGTTCACGACGCGGGTCATCGCCATCGTAGTAACGACGTTCTCTGCTACGGCGATCGCTTCGTCGACGACGCGGATAATCCCTCGAACCGTGACGACGGTCTCCGCAATCGAGATCGACTCGTTGACGACGAGCGTGAGCGCGATCGCGAGTTGAGTGACGACGACCTCGACGACGGCGATCGCCTCGTCGACGACGCGGACCAGACCGAGAGGAGTAAAGACCGTCTCGGCTACCGCGATCGCTTCGTCGACTACCCGAGTCAGAGCGGCGACCGGAACAACCGTCTCCGCTACGGCGATCGCTTCGTCGACTACCCGAGTCAGGGCGGCGACCGGGACAACCGTCTCCGCTACCGCGATCGCCTCGTCAACTACCCGAGTCAGAGCGGCGACTCGAACCACCGTCTCCGAGATCGTGATCGCCTCGTCGATCACGAGAATGATCGAGGTAGCGAGTTGGGTAACAACGACCTCGACGATCGCTATCGCTTCGTCGACTACGCGGACGAGACCTCGGAGCGTGACGACCGTCTCCGCGACGGCGATCGCCTCGTCAACTACCCGAGTCAGAGCCCCAACCCGGATGACCGTCTCCGCTACGGCGACCGCTTCGTCGACGACGCGGGTCAGGGCGGCGACTCGAACAACTACCTCCGCGATCGCTACCGCCTCGTCGACGACCCGAGTAATCGCGACGATCCGAACTACCGTCTCAGAAATCGTGATCGAATCGTCGACGACGACGACGATGGCTCCCGCGACCTGAGTAACGACGACCTCTGCGATCGCGATCGCTTCATCGACAACTCGCACGAGACCGAGAGGGGTGATAACCGTCTCCGCGATCGCTATCGCTTCGTCGACTACCCTCGTGATCGCGACGATCCGAACGACCGTCTCCGCAACGACGATCGACTCGTCGACGACGCGGACGAATGCCTGCGGTCCGGTCGGAGCCGGGATCGCGGCGATCGGCGGACGCGGAGCGGGCACGACCACGTTCGGTCGATATACGCCCAGACCTCCGTGGTGCCACGTCATCGGCTAGGCCACCTCGTACTCCCGCCACGTCACCGAATACCGAATATCGAATCCGGTTACCGCAATGAGGGACATCGCAAAATCGTCGTCGGGTCGGAGCCACAACTGCATCTCCGGCGTCGGCAGGAAAACCGCTTCGTTGACGTTGTTAAACCCCATGCGATACGACCAGTCGACGCCGGTCACTTCCGTGGTCGGTGTCTCTTGAATCATTTGGGCTATCGATATCGGTTGACCCTGCACCCAGTTTGTTTCGAAGATATTTGAGCCGCCCGCGCCGCCCGTTCCTCGCTCCAACTTGATACCCTCCGAAATTACTGTATTGGCTGCGGTGGTGACCCTAGCCTCCAGGATCTCGACGAGAACGGCAGAGGTAGAACGCAGTTGACAGAACTGAGTGGCGTCGATGATGGTCAGAGCCCCCGAGAGCGAAGTATACTGACCTAGAAATTGTCCTGCGATCATCGCTCTCTACCCAGCGTCGTACTCGTTCCAGGTCAGGGAGTATCCGATCGTCAGGATATCAGTCCCAGTCAGACGCACGCCGAGATCGTCGCTCGGTCGCAGCCACAACTGCATCTCCGGCGTCGGTAGCCAGATCGCCTCTTGGAGAATATTCCAGCCGACGCGGTAGGTGAAGTCGAGCGTGCCGACCTCCGACGACGGAGCAGCGTGGTTCACAGTCCCGACCGCTGCCGCCCCGCCAGCGACCCACTTGCTAACCGTCGCTGCCGTGCCGCCGGCACCGCCGACGCCGCGTTCGATGACGATTCCATTCAACGCGATAGCCGTATCAGCGGTTTGGAATACGCGAAGCTCCAGAATCTCGATACAGACTCCCGCCGCCCCGATCAACTGGATGAACTGCGTCGCGTCCGAGACGGCAACGGAATCCGCGGACGCGGTGAACTGACCTTGTTTTTGTTTCATGTCTACATCCTCAAGTGCGGTGCTGGTGCCACGATCTCTTGGTAGCGTTTCAGGTAGGTGCTGTGAGCGAACGGAGCGTCGATCTCGATAGTACAGTTCGCGTGCGGAGACGGATAAGCGAACATCACGGAACCACCCTTATCGACGATCCGAAACTCGATCGAATCGGCGTCGGAGAGGTCCAACTCGCGGAGTTGGAAGCAGTACTCGACCGCCCAGTATTCGTCTAAGGCAAACGACTTGTTCGGCGTCTTCCCGTCGACCTCGTCGACCGCGTCGTTATCCGCGGTGAACGGTCCCGCCCCAACGAAAGTTACCCCGTGCTCCGTCGTGTCTTCGTTGTTAGTCAGGTTCGCCGACGCCGACGACCGCACCACGCTGCTAGCATCGGTAACGTCTAAGAAACCATCGGAGTTCCTATCGTACTGAAGCTGCCACCCGTTACCGCCGCCGGCAATCCCGACGAGCGTGACGTGCATCGAGAACCGGAGCCGTAGATTGATGTCTAGCTGGTCCTGAGCGAAGATGATGGTCGTGTCTTCCGCTACGAGGAACGTCGCGCCGGTCGACGACTCGTCACCGTCGTCGTCGCGCCAGTGCCAGTGGTCCTCGTGGATTTCCGGAACGTCCATTCCCGCCATGATTCAGTCCTCATGCGCGGGTAGGACCATCGCGGGATCGAGGTTCGCGCTCTTTACCCGGACGTGTTCGTCGGACTTCGAGCGGTCGATCAGTTCGTAGTATCGGTCGGTGCTCATGTACTCGCCGAGTTTCACTATGCCGTACTGACCGGACATCGCAGGTAGAAGTCTCGACTCGACCCCGGAGAACGTCAGAGCCGGACCGCCGCGAGTCTGCGGAGCGAGAGCGTAGTACTGCTCCTTCCCGCGGAGAGTGAAGCGACCGACGACCGGATCCTCGACGAGACCGATCCCGACGCCGAACGCGGGCATCTCGACGAACGATCGCGGGAGGGAGAAGACGGTCTGTTCGAGATCCTCCGGACCGCCGCCGCGGTAGACCTTCCCGTCCGTGTAGTAGAAAGAGAACCGCGGGAACGTCCCGGCGTGGTCACACTGGCAGGTAGGGCATTCGCATGTCACGTCAGCTTCCGCCAGTCCTCCAATCGGTCGCGCGGACCTCCGAAGCTCGCCGCGTCGTTCGCGAACTCGAACATCTGATTGCACGATCGAAGCGCTACGCGAGCGTCGTTGACGAGCGCTTCCGTCGCGGTATTGGTAGCGTCGGAGATGTTCAACTGAACCGCCGACTGAGCGTCCGAATCCCCACCCTGGAAGCTCTTGAACTCCGCCCACGCTTCGTCTCCCGCGACGAGCGCGTTCCTAAGAGCGCGGATCAGAGGTCGGACCTCGGCGACCATCGGGTTCTTACCGAAGCTGAACCCGAGACCGCGGAACGCCGTCAAGCGATCGGCCTGGATCGGCGACGCTTCCTGGTTCGCGAAGTTGTAGAGTTCCTCCGCCTTCTCTAGCGCCACGCGGACGAGAATGATATCGACGAGATCCCACATCTCTTCAGAGTTGATCGTCTCGTCGCTCCGACCCGCCTGAAAGACCAGCCACGAGAGGTAATACTCGTGAGCGGAGAGGAGCCCGGTCTTGATCTGAACCGAGCATCGAGACGCGAGCGTTTCGAGGTCGGTCCAGTCCCAGAGATCGTGATGACTCATCGCGCTTTCCTACGCTCCGTTGAACGTGTGATTGATGTAGACGACGAGCGTATCGCTCGACGACTTCGTGACCGCGAGACCGTCGGCCCACATCAGCATCGCTTCGGTCGCACCCGGCGTCGGATTCGTCAGGTCACAGTCGTCGAGCGCCGCCGCGTCCGACCAGTCGCCCGCGGTGTACGAGACCTTGTAAGTGAGAACGTCCGCGCCCTTTCCGGAGTTATCCGCGTCGAGGTCGTTCACCTTCGGGTAGGTGCCGTCCATCGACTTGAGCGTGGTTCCCGACGTCGGGTTCGCCTTCGAGGTCATCCCCGAACGGTTCGCCGCCTTCGTCGGCGCGACGGAGACCGACTTGAACATCTCCAACTGACCGTCGAACGCGAACGGCGTTCCCGCGACGGTGAAGTTCGAAGGGATGGTCGCCGCGACGCCAAGTTCGGCGTAGTAAAGATCACCCGCGTCGAGCACGAGGTTCCGGCTCTTGTGGATCGACTTGATCTGACCCGTCTCCGCGTCGCGGAGAATGCACCGAACCTCGCCGTGGATTCGATAGCGGGAGTGGCCGAACTTCTTCTCGACGAAGAACGGGAACTTGTCGCCGTAGACCGTCCTCGGCTGCGCGACGATGATGTTGAAGCTCGGGATAGCGATAGCGGTCATGGGGAAACTCCTACGAACTGTTGACGGACTTCTTCGAGTGTGAGCGCGAGCATCCCGTTCGGAGCCTGGGTCGAGTGACCCTCTTCGAGCGGAATTATGTACTCGACGTTATTGCTGATGTAGACCACGGAGAACGGAGTCAGGTTCGCGAGCGCGGCGACCCCGGCGGCGATGGTAGCACCGCCCGCCTTATCTTTCACGCCGGTCGGGATACTGGCGTCGATGAAGTTGATCGTCACTTGCCAGCCGCCCTTCGCTCGACCCGTATCGACCGGCGTCTTCTCGACGACGCCGGAGAGGACTTGGAGAACGACCTTCTGGTGGAAGTCGACGAGTTGCTGCGGGAGGAGGAGCTTTCCGAACCGGGTAATCTCCTTGTTGAACCTCGCGAGTTCGGCGTCGGCGAATCCGGTGGTCATCGGATCACCAACCTGAACGCGACGTCGACGTCCTGCGTCCGGAACGGCTTTACCTCGGTGATCGCGAACGTCTTCCCGTCGATCGTGACCGTCGTCTCGCCGGGTTCGATCGTGAACGTGAGCCGCGACTCCTCGACGTAGATGATCTGGTCGCTCTCCTGGATCGTGTCCCCGTTGACGAGTCGCGGCGAGACGCCGATCGGACCACCGATCGAGGTCGGAAGAACCGTCGGCGATCCCTCCGTCGTCTTCCCGGTCTCGCGGTTGTACACCTTGTCCGCGTTCGGGTGGTTGAAGGTCGCCGAATTACCGAACTTCGTCGTCGCGGTCATCCGAGTCGCGAGCGCTTGCATTCGAAGGGCGAAGGCACTCACGCGCGACCCGCTAGCTGGCTCGACCCGCTGATGATCAAGTCGTGCAGCAGACGATCGATCACGGTGAACGTAACGTACGGGTCGACGCCGCCCGCGTACTCGGTCTCCTCTTCGAAGACGTCGAACTTCTCTCGCTTAAGCAGGATAATCCCCGCCCCTGTGATATCCGGCGTGAGCCCGTCCGGGTTCTGCGCCGCGTCTCGCGAGCGGAGCGCCGCTTCGGCGGTCGCGTCGAGGAGCGCTTGAGGGATCGTATTCGAGACGACGTTGAAACCGTCGGTATCGATCACCGACTGACGGGGCCAGTCGAGAGGGTTCGTCCCGTCCGATCGGTAGCCTTTCCAGCGCTTCCCGTACTTCGCGTCGAGGTAGCGGGTCGCGTCGCGGAGAGCCTGTTCCCTTTCATCGAGAGGAACGGAAGCCCAATCTGCCGTGGGCGTACCGATATCCTCGTGGTACTGAAGCGCTGCGAGGTCAGTGCTGTACGAGTTCGCCCCCGCGACGCCGGTCCCGTCTTCGACTACGAACGTCGGAGCCATTAGTCACCTTCGCTCGCGGGTCGAGGAGGAGGAGTCGGCGACTTCGCCTTCGAAGGCGGAGCGTCGAGGACGTACCCCTTCCCCTTCGCCCACTCCCGACGTTGCGGAGTATCGTCGACCTCCATCTTCCCGCCGGACTTGTTGTAGAGAGTGATCTTGTCGCTCATGTCGTCTCCTCGTCGGTCGTCTCGATCGGGTCGACCGCTCCGGTCGGCTCTGCCGGAACAGGGTCTTCGACGACGATCGGTTCGACGTCTACAGGGTCTTCCGCGATCCGACCGGCGAACTCCTCCGGAGTCTCGACGACTGGGTTCTCGGAGTGCGTCTTCGGAATCTCCATCTCTTCCGGCGGGACCGGAGCCGACGCAGCGAGCGCCGACTCTAGCCAACCGGACGGTTTCCCGCCCGCGCTCCACATCAACCGGATCTGCTCTTCGAGCGTCGCTCGATCGGAGTCCGACTCGACGACGACGTTCGTCACCGAAGCGATATGGAGAAGCTGAGCGTTGTCGTACGGAGAGAAGTCGAGAACCGGCTCGACGTCTTCGACGGGTTCCGTTTTCGACCAGCCTTCCTTCTGGAAGACCGTTCTCCAAAGATCGAGGTTCACGATCTTCCGGTCGCCGTCCTTGTAGATGTAGAAGGTCAACAAAGCTCGACCTACTGCGTGATCATCTTCACGGCAAACATCGAGTTCAGTTCCTTCCAGCCGAAGAGCACGTCGAAGGCGATCTCGATCTGAGAGGTCGATCCGACGTAGTACATCCGAGCCCGCATCGTGAGACCCGTATCCGGATCCTGGATCGAGGAGATGTTCGCGTCCTTGAACTTGTTGTCGTAGTCCGGGAGACGGGCGAACGCGAGAGCCGCCCACTGCTTGTGGAACATCGGAATGACGTTCGCCGCGGTCTGCGTCGCGTTACCGTTCAGCGTGACGACCTCCGCGTCGCCGATCGGCTTGACGAGTCCTTCCTTGAGGATAACCGTGACGTCCACGCCGGACGCGGTCGCCGTCGCCGAGACGGTGTACGCCTGCGCGTGACCCGCGAAAACGAGTTGATCGCCGGGTTCGATCGTTTCGGTCGTCGTCGCCGCCGACAAGACGATCGTCTTCGCGCCGACGCCGAGAGCACCGTTCACGTCGAGCAACTTATCGCCCCCGTCGACCGCCGTGCCGGGAGTGTAGGTCGCCCCGGCGTTATTCGCCGGGAACATCTCGATCCCGTACTTCCGACCGAGCGTGCCGGTGTTCTGAGCGTCGACACCTTCCTGACCCGCGCCCTGATGCTGCGTGAACGCTTCGAGCTTGAGGAGATCCGCTTCGCTCGCCGTATCGAGCGCGAAGTGGATGTTCGTATCCATCGGAACGCCCTGGTCGCGGAGCTTCTTCCGCATGTCGACGAGATCGGCGATAGCGAGCGTCGCTCCGGCCTGAGCGTACGTCAACGCGGTTCCGCTCGCGAGCGCATGGCCCTGACCGTCGATCTCGTCCGCGATCTCGTAGACCGCCGGGACGATGTGATCTCGGATGATCCGCTCCTCGCTGTACGCCATCTCCTTGTCGGTCAGCTTGAACTTAACCGTCTTCCACTGGTCGAGAAGGATGTTGACCGTCTCGGTCGTCAGCGTGTCGGCGGTTCCCGGCGCGTTCTGGACGGTGAACTTCGAGGGGCGACGAATCGAGATCGTATCGCCCGCGTTGAACGTCTTTCGTTCATCGTCGAAGCCGCGGTGAACGCGATTCGCGATACCGAGCGCGTTCTGGAGATGCGCGAGCGCTTCCTGAGCGTAGAAGATTGGTTTGTAGACGCCGAGTTCTGACATGAGTCCGATCCTATGGATGAAGGAGAAGTGAAATTGCTTCTGCTTCTCCGCCCCGGAGACTCAGTCGGCGACCGCCCCGGCCACCTTCGATCGTCTAGTCGACTTGAAGAGGAACTCCGCGCTTCGCGGCTTCCGCCTTCGCTGCTTGGTAGCGCTTCGGCTGACTCGCCTCGTCGCGCGTTAGCTTCACCGCGCCGCCGACGCCGGATGCCCCACCCGACGAAGCCGGTGCGCCGCTTCCGCTCTGTCCCGATCCGGGGAACGCGGGAGCGAAAGCCGACATGGTCGACATCTCCTCCACGAGTTCGTCGGGCTGCATCAAGTCTTCGGATCCGGCTCCGGACTTTAGACTGATGCGAGCGTTGCCGTTTTCGCCCTTCACGAACGCGGTCGGCATCTCACCTTTGCTGTTGATTCCTAGTCGTTCGACGACGTGAGGAAGAAGTAGCTCGACCTGCTCCGACGGGATCTTCGCGTTCAGGAGAGCGGAGATCGCGGACCCGCGAACGACGACGTTCGAGAGTTGCTTCGTCACCGTTGCGATCTTCGCGTCGCGCTCCGCGACGTCGTGATTGAACTTCTTCTCGCGCTCGACGAGTCTCGACTTGACGATCTCCTCGACCTTGTCCTTGTCGACCGCTCCTTCGAGCGACGCGAGCTTCGTGATCGCCTCGGAGTACTTCTTCGCGTCGAGCACGTTCCCGTCCGCGTCCTTGAGCTTGTCGAGAAGAGCCTGCGCCTTCTCGTGCTTCCCGCGCCGATCTTCGAGCGAAGAGCGGAGCCCGCCGACGTCGTCGAGGGAGAGCGACCACTTCTTCCCGTCCTTCTCGCCCGATACCGCGGTGATGTCCGCGCGGAACTTCCCGGCGTGAACGCCGGAGCTGACTTTCGAGTAGTGAGCCTGATCCGAGTCGGAGAGACCTTCGAGGGAGTCGAGAAGTGCTTTTAGAGCCATGAGCGTATCTAGGACCGTGCTGCCGAGTTGGGATTCTCGCACCCGAAAATCGGTTCTGTCAAGGGGCTGACCGTAGATCGGGACGATTCTCGGCGGTAGAGTCCTCGCTATCCGATCGGTCTCTCTGACCGGAGTCAGTCGGTTAGCCGGGTTCGAGGCGCAGGGTGGAGCCTGATAAATTCCCCCTCCCTAACCGCCCTCTCCACTGGTGGCGTCTCACCCGGCGACTTTCTACCGCCCATCGCAGCGCCGAATCCGGCGGTCGGAGGGATCCGGTAGGATCGGGGGATGAAGTATCTCGCCCTTTTCGTAGCTCTCCTCCCGTCCTGCACGAACTTCGAACTCGTCGACCGGCTCCGCCTCGACATGAGCGAACCCGAGATCGTCGAGATGCTCGGCGAACCTCTCCGCCGACACGCCTTCGACGCCGACCGAGCGGTCTGGGATTACACCTTCGTCGCGTCGAACGTGATCATCTGGCCGTTGACCTATCCGGAGAGGATCCGACTCGGGATCGAGGAGCGCCGACTCGTCGTCTGGGGAAGCGAGGAAGAGATGCTCTCGTACATGAAAAACAATCGCTGGAATTGGCCGAAGCTCGAAGCGGACGACCGAGCGCGGAAGATCGCGGCGACGAAGCGCTAGACTCCCGCCTTCGCGAGCGCCGGAAGACCCGACCGCCGACGAAGCTCGGAGATCGTGAACGACCGCGGCGGGAACTTCGAGTAATCGACGAACTCGTCGATCTTCACCTTCCCTGATCGGAAGAGTTCGGCTCGCTGCGGACCGAGTACGTCGTTCTGGAACGCTCGCGGTTGCCGCGTGAGGAAGTCGCCGTAGTTCTCGTTTGCGAACGTCTTCCCTCGCGTCCCCGGCATCTGCGCTCGAACTCCCGGCTTGAGTTCCTTCGCCTTGATCCCGAGCGCTTTCCAACTCTTGAGGACCGGCGTCGTCGTCGACCGACACTGGTGGTGCGCCGGAGGTCGCGGTCCCTTCTCGACGTGGAACTCCTTCCCGTCGAGACCGGCGCAGATATCCGTCGTCCTTGCGTCGAGCGTCGAGACCCAGCGCACCGCGCGGACGACGTTCGACTTTTTGTACGCTTCCTCCTTCGCCCTCGACGAGATGTCGGTCGCGAGCGTTCGAACCGCCGATCGAAGGTGCCGGCGGTCGACCGGAATCCCGTTCTTCCCCTCGATCGCTCGAACGATCTTGTCGACGCCGTGACCCTGAGCGATCCCCGCGCGGGTCGTCGCGCCGATCCGGCGGCGAGCCGAATCGGAGAGATCCGAGAACCACTCCGCGAGTAGCTTCCCGTGAGCGGGTTTCTGAGTGACGAGCGCTTCGAGCGTTCCGATCGCCGGAGTCGCGAAGTCGATCGAGATCGGCATCGACGCTCGGATCGCCTGACGAACCCACTCCGCTTCGGTGATCGCTAGCTTCTTGAGTTCCTTCCCCGCTCGCCGCATCGCCGCGCGGTAGCCACGCTTGAAGAGTTCCTTCTGCTTCCGGATGAGACTCGACGTCAGCGTCCGGATCCTCTTCGAGTCGAAGCTACCCTGCCGGATCTGTACTCGACGGATCTTCGAGAGGTCCGCGCGGGTCTCGGCGATGACCTGATCGAAGACGGATTCGAGACTCGGCGCGATCCGCGCGAAGAGACCCGCCTTGTGCCGTTCGAGTTGGACCTGATGACGAACGACGCGGTCGAACATCCGTCCGTCCTGCGTCTTCGAGAACGCGAGGGAGACTTTACGCTTCGTCGCCATCTGGGATCGGAGCGATGACCTCGTCGCCGTCGACCGCGTCCGTCAGATCGATCGGAACGTCGACGACCGCCGCGTCGCTACCAGCCTGTATCTGGTGAGTGATGATCCGATCGAGCCGACCGAGAACCTCGCCGCGGTAGATCGCGAGAGCGTCGGCGACCGCGGTCTGTAGCGACGCGATCCGCTCGATGGCATCCATGATCGGCGCGGTCGCCTCGACCATGAGCTTCCGGATCTCCTCGTCCGACTGGAGCACCCCGGCTTCCTCGATCATCTTCGCCTGTGCGCGGAGGATCTCGCTCGCCGCGGCGGGATCGGCTCCCAGGTGATCGGTAATCCCCTTGATTTGCTGGTGGACCGCTTCGGGTCGCATCGGGAGATCGGCTCCGTAGGGTAGGCTCATTCGTCGTTCTCCTCCGCCTTCCTAGCGAGGTCAGAGTCGCGGTAGACCATGATCTTCTTCCCCTCCGTCGTCACCATGACGTAGCCGCAGAGAAGCGGATCGTAGGTTAGTAGTTCAAGGAAGCTATTCGCCATCGTCGTTCTCCGGGTCAGGGTCGTTCGGGTCTGGATCGTCGTCGTCGTCGTCGTCGTCCGGGTCGATCTCCGGCGCGAACATCTCCGCCATTCGTTCCTTCTCTTCGAGCACCTTCGCGATCTCCTTCTCGACGTCGACCTCGTCGGAGATGAACCCGTGCTTCTTGATCTCGGTCAGGAAGAGTTCGTGCGAGATGTCTCCCGCCTTCCGCATGTCGAGGAGCGACTTGACGATGTCGGTCCGCGAGCCGGTCAGCTTGAACTCGTTGAAGACCTCCGGCGCGGTATCGTCCGGAAGCGTCGCGCCGACCCAGAGACCCGCAGCGACGAGAGCGTCGCGAAGAACCGAAGCGAGATCGCGTACCCACGCCTGGATCGGAGCTTCGTTCTTGTCGTCCGAAGACTTCTGCGACGTCGCCGTCGTGTTCGCGGTCTTCCGGAGGAGCGGGTTCTTCCCGAGCGTCTCCATCTCCTCGACGAGCTTATCGATCGCCGATTCGAGAACCTCGATCGAGGAGCCCGACGCTTCGAGCCATTCGAGAACGGTATCCGGCGACTGGAAGAGGTGGACCGCGCCGTGACCGAGAGGGAGCCCGCTCTCGACGACCTCCTTCGGTATTCCTCGACCGTGGAGTTGGATCAGCGAGGCGAAGCGGAGAGCCTGACTCTTGTCCGACGACTGTTGCCAGTGCTGGATATTCTTCCACATCAGATCGAGCATCGGCGGCTTGGCCCGCATGAACGCGACGCGATCGGTGTAGTGCGTAAAGAACGGGAGCCCCGGTAGGTTCCAGAGGAACGGTCCCGACGCTTCGGGAACGAGAGCGTACTCCCCGGCGTCGTCGTCCTTCTCGCGATGAAGTTCGAAGAACCCGGTCTCCGTCGGCGGGTTCGCGACGACGCGGATGTAGTTGACGTCCTTCGTTCCGTACTTCCCGTCGGTCTCCTGGCGAATCTCCCTCCATCGTAGCTCGACGATGAGCTTCTCGCCGTTCGGCGCGGTCCACTCCTTCCAGCCAATCAGGTCGACCGGGTCGACGAAGACGAAGTAGGGACGGACCTCGCCCTTCTGTTCCTTGTCCTTCTTCTGCGTCCCGCCGGTCTGCTGGAAGTCGACGAAGACATGGGAGAGACCGTAGCCGACTCCCGCGTCGAAGAGTCGCCGCGCGAACTGCGTGAGCGTCGTCCCGGCGAGGTCGACGTTCCGGAGCATCGGTTCGAGCTTCTCCGGTAGCGTCCCGCGGATCGTTACTTCCTGCGCGAACGGTTTCGAGACGAGCTTATCGATCGTGTCGTCGAGCGCTCCGAAGAGGAACGAGCGATCGCGGCGAGCTTGCCAGCGAGTATCTTCTTCGCGATCCTCCTTCGGAAGATACTCGATCCCGGCGTCGCGCATCCCGCTCGTACTCGAACGGAGCGCGAGGATCGCATTGCGGTCCTCCTGATCTTCCTTGTACGCCTTCGACTCGAAGGCGACGTCGTTGCCGTCGTGTAGTGTCATATGAAGAGCCTCACGAGCGACCAGATGTCCTCGAAGAGAGCCGCGACGATCGCGTCGAGAGAGATCCAGAACTCTTCGGGTGCCGCCGCTACCGCTTCGATGGTAGCACAGGAAGAGAAGATCGCGAGCGCGGCGACGACGGCGATCCCTACCGCCGCGATGAAAACGATCGCTCCGAGCATGTCATCCCGGAACGCGAGATCGCTCGGAGACCTAGCCACGCTTCCTCCGCGGTCCGATCCAGTCGAGACAGTACCAGCACGTCACCTCCTCGTGCTTCTCGGTCACGCGACCGACGACGTCCGCGGTCCATTGCTGACCGACGAAGGTCAGATCGGACCCGAGTCGTCGGAGCCGACCGCAGAACGAACGCTGACCCCAGTCGACGTGATGGGAAATGAGATGCACGATCCTACCCACCGTTCTTCGCGACGAGTCCCGCGATCGCCTGCCCCTGCTCTTCGATCTTCACCGCGAGCGCCGCCTTGAGCGCTTCGCTATCTCGATTCCTTCGCCGGAGAGCGTCGGCTTTCATTCCGCCCGCGGTGACGACCGGACCGCCGACGCCGACGAGCCAGAGTAGCCACTCCTCGCCGGACGTCTCGCCGTCGCCGTCCGCGTCGGCTTCCGCCTTGTAAGACTCGAAGCTACCCTTCATCGCGGAGATCCCGCCGACGATCGCGGCGAGCTTCCCGGCGGTCGACTCCCCGCCTTCTTCGTACGCCTTCTTGAGATCGTCGTACTTCTCCTTCACGTCGGCGACGACGGTCCCGACTCTCTCCATCCCGGCGCGGACCATCTCCGAGTTCTCGGTCAGCGAGTCGTACAGTCGGCAGGACGGGAGACAGACGACGAGTAGGATCAGGAATCGCATCACGATTGCCCTCCGTAGGCAGCGCCGAGGTAACTGAGGACCGGAGCGAGTACGGCGACGATACCGACGCCGATCCAGACCTTCTTCGAAAGAGAACCGATCGCGAGCGTCAGGTCGCGGATCGAGGAGATGACCATCGCGTTCGTCTGGTCCTGGTTCCTCCACTTCTCGTTGATCCGACCGTCGTGGTCCGCTTCCCAGAGCTTCGACTCCTGGATCTCCTCGCGAAGCGAATCGAGTTCCCGTTCGAGTCGATCGATCCGTTCGGTGTCAGTCATCGGCTTCCGTACTTGCGTCGTGAACGTGATCGGTTCGGCGGTCGTCATGGCGAGGACTCCTGTGGGGGAATCGCCGCATGGTAACCACGTCCGGAGAGCGAGGTAAATGGGCCGGTCCCGAAACTCGCCTGAGACCACAGGACCGACCCGCCCCCCCGGAGCCCGTCTCGACTCCGAGTGTAGTAGCGCACCTCGTCCACCAACGGACGAACCACCGATTCTCCCGCGCCCCCCGCTCGGATGTCAAGCCGCGCTCCCGCACCATCTTCCGTCGCCGCACGACCGGGATAGAGCCCGAAGAGGGTACTACGCCGGCACCTTAACGAAAAACGGGGCGAACCCGGAACACTGGAAACCGGGTCGCCCCTCCGAACCGCCGAGAAAAGGCACAGGGAGCGCCCCAACGGAGAACGGCGAGTCGGTGAAGATTTTAGTAGAAGCTCGTCGAGTACTGCGACGACGACTCGAAGACCGGGAACTTCTCGAAGATGTAGTAGCCGATTCCGTCGGTGAGGTGCGTCAGGTTCTTGTCCGTCTTCTTGTCGAGTTGGTCGGTCGTTCCCTCGACGAGTTGGACCCCCTCGAAGTCCTCGACGATGTGAGGACACTTCGCCGGGTCGACGAGGAGCCGAGCGATCCGGTCGGCGTTCATTATCCGGTTGTTCGTCGCGTTGATCCGCGACTTGACGAGCGGGTTCGCCTTCGCGACGTTCAGTTCGAGGCGATCGCCGAAGACCGGACAGAGATACTGCTGGATCAGATCCCAGTCGTTCCCGTCGGTCTGACTCGTCGAGCGGTTCCCTCCCGCCGCGTCGCCGTAGCAGAGGACTTTCCCCTTGTGGTGCGACCACTTGTTGATGATCGCCTTGCAGACGAGAGGCGTGTTCGAGTTCTTCGGGATCCAGACCTCGTCGATGATCGCCGTGATCCGCTTCGCGACCTGGACGTTCGTCCCGCGGTACTCCTGCTCCTGTAGGATCGTCGCGGTTCCCGGCTCGACGTTGAAGTCGAACGCGAGGACGAGCGGAAGAGTCGGGTCGTACGTCAGCGTCTCCGCCGCGTGGATCTCGGCTAGGAAGTCGTAGTACGCACGACCGGCGAAATCAACGAACTCGCCGCCGAACTCCTGAGCGTAGAGCCGCGAGTCGAAGTCGTTCCGCGCCGCGGCGAGAGTCGCTTCGGAGAGAATCCCTTCGGCGCTCCAGCCGTGCGTTTCCCAATCGGTCTGCGTCGGGTCGAGTCCCTTCTTATGCATCCGGTAGTAGTGGTTCCGCCCTTCGGGAACGCCGGTCAGCCACGCCCAACCGGGAGTCGGGAGCGACGGATCGGAGAACATCGGATAGATGTGTCCCCAGACGTCCTCCTTCATATTCGCGTACTCGTCGAGGATCGCGCCGGAGAGCGGGATCCCCTCGATCCGTTCGGCGACGTCCATCCCGCAGACGATCACGCTCGCGCCGTTCCAAAGGTGAATCGTCTTGTCGACCTCCGACGTTCCGCGCTTCGCGATCTTCGGGATCAATGCCTTCGCGTCCTTCCAGAAGATCCGCTTCGCCTGCTGATGCGTCGGCGCGGAGAACAGGTAATTGGTCTCCGACTCTCGCGGCTTCGCCTTCATCGCCGCGCGGACGAGCTTCCGCTTCGCGAGGTCCGACTTCCCGCAACGCCGAGCGGCGTGAACGACGACGAAGCGAGCGGTCGAGTTCCAGAGTCGAACCTGATCGTCGGTCCAACCGACGCGGGTCCAACGCTTCGCGTGCTCTCGGAGGAGTTGAGCTTTCGGGTTCACGGGGCGGATCGCTTAACGCGGGCGTTTCACTTTTTGAAAACAGGCACGATTTATTTCAGGGACCGTTCTATTTGGTAACTACGAATCGGTGGAGGACTTCCCGGCTTTCGGAGCCTCTTGCGGAGCAGCGTTCCTTTTTCCGTATCGCGCCTTCACGATGAGCCATGCGAAGAGAAGGACGAGACCGAGACCGAAGAGACCGTAGCGGTCGATGAAGAGGTCGACGGATTCCTTCCAGTCCTGAGCCGCCGCGAGTTCGAGACGGAGCTTCGTCAGAGCAACGCCACAGTCGTTCGCTTCGGTTCGAGCGTCGTCCCGTTCCCGCGTTCGAGTCCGGAGATCGCCTTCGAGATGATCGACCTGATCCCGAAGAGCGTTCGCCGCGGCTCGCTCCTTCTCGACCGCGCCGGTCAGAGCGGTCAGACGCTCCGCCCCCTGCATGACGACGCCGACGTTCCCGCCGCCGCCCCGTAGACCGCGGACGAGTTCTCGATCGGTCTCGGAGAGGACGACCGGAGCGATCGCTCGGAGTGTGAGCGTCGCCGCGTGGAAGTTCCCTTCCGACGACGAGCCCCAGGAAGGGTCGTTGTTCATCGCCGTCGACCCGTCCGACTCGCCGGACGTGAACGATAGCTCCGGCGCGAACTGCCAGCCGACGCAGGCGGAGAGGGAGAGCGCGGCGATCGCCGCTAGAAAGTTCCGTCGCATCCCATTCGGTCATCCTCCAGTGTGTCGGTTACTCGTCGTCGTCATCGAACGAGACCGAGATTCTTCCCGCCCCGTTCGCCTGTCCGTTGGTCCCGTTCCGCCGCCCTTCCTCCGCGCCTTCGAGGATGTTCCCGTCCATCGCTTCGATGAGGTCGGCGATCTCCTGCGCCTGATCTTCCTGCGACGCTCCCTCGGTTCCGCGGTCGATGACCCGTGCTCGGAACTCGTCGGTCGTACGTTCGAGGTAGAACCGAATCGCCGGGAAGTGGCCCGCGTTGATCATCACCATGAGCTTTCCCATAGCGAGGATCTTCGGGTTCGCCTTCGCCTGTTTACAAGCGAGCGAAAAGTCTGGATCCTCGTTCCGCCAGCGGGTGACGCACTCTCGACGGACTCCCGCGAAGTGAGCGGCGAGTTTGTAGTCTGCCCCGGAGGAGAGAGCACGAAGGACCACGTCGCGGGTAGCGGTCATCGTCTTCGGCGGTCGACCGATCAGCTTTCCGTTTTCGCTTTTCGTCACGTCGCCTTCCGTAGCTCCTCGCGCACGATCTTCGGAGCGGTCGCGTTCCAGTCGATCTTGTGATGGAGCCGGTGGTTCATCCTCCCGAGCGTCGAGATCCGAGCGCAGGACGGAGCGTACATCACCGTGTAGAAACTCTTGAGGAACGTCCCTCCGTCGAGGTAGAGATCGGTCATCCCGCCGTCGCCGGACTGAGTCATCTCCTGATTCAGTTGCAGCGGTCGGAACGTGAAGAAGAGCTTCCCGGTTCGACCGCGAGAAACGTACGTGTTCACGTCCTCGTTGATCCGACCGACGAAGTCGAACGGTCGCGTCGCGTCGCAGACGAACGAGTTCATCGCCTTCCGCATGAGCGCGATTCGTCGACACCACTCCGTCGACCCGCCGCCCATGTAGTCGCCGCCCTGAGCGAACGCAACGGTGTCAGCCTTCGTTCGATCGAGGAACTCGACGAGCGCTTCGAAGACTTCGTCGATCGATCGGATAATCCAGCCGTGGAACTTCGGTCTCGTATCGCCGTCGCGCTTCCCGATCCACCGGTAGCCGAACCACGAGTAGTCGTCGTCGAGTTCGACGAAGTATCGGCACCCGACCTTCTCGGCGAGTTCCCAGCAAGCGTTCCGCGCCCAGAAGATCGCTCGCCGATCGGAGAACGTATCGCCCTGATCGAACCTCTCCGCGATCGCGCTCTTCGAGAAGACGAGAACCCGATCGCCGTAGCGCTTCCGGTAATCGGCGAGAGCCTCGTCCTCGTCGTCGACGACGAGGAACCACTTCCCGGTATAGCCGCACTTGTCGAGCGCCGGGAGCGTCTTCACGTTGTCCGCTCGCCCGTGCGTCAGGATGAACGCGCAGAAGTCATTCCGCATCCGGGTAGTCCTCGCGGAAGAGATGCTCGACTCGATCGGTCAGCGTGACGAACCCGCGCTCGACCGCCTGCTCGAAGTCGAGGATCACGAGAACGGAACGCTCGAAGAGCTTCTGAATGTTCTCGTCGGCGTGAGCGTAGTAGTTCGCGATTCGATCGAACTTGAAGACCGTATGTCGTTCGGCGGCGGAGACGAGGAACCGACGAACGTCGTCGGGTAGTTCCGCCGCCGCGATCTCGGCGAGGAGGTCGTTCGTCGTCGCCCGATCGGAGAGTTCGCTCTCCTTCGGTTTCGGTCCTTCCGGTTCGTAGATCGGCGAGATGATCTTCTTGGTGTATTCCTCCTCGACCGCCCCGATCTTCCGCGCCAGTTCCTCGATATCGGCGGCGGAGAAACCCGGCACAGGACCGAGGTCGGTCAGGAGCGTCGAGAGCGCTTCGTCGTCCCACTCGGCTAGCTCCGCGGTCCGGTTATCGGCGATCGCAAACGCCATCGCTTCTTCGTCTCCCTCGTCGACGATCACCGCGGCGATCTCGGTCCATCCGAGGTTCCTCGCGGCGATGACCCGACCGTTGCCGGCACGGACGACTCGACCCTGCTTTTGGACGACGATCGGGAGCCTCTGACCGAACCGAGCGAGCGAGTCCTCGATCGAGGCGATATTCAGATCTCCGTGGTTCCGAGCGTTCGCCGGATCGAGGACGAGCGACTCGATCGAGACCGATTCGGCGGCGAGCGCGAGATCGATGGGTTCTGCCATAGCGGCGGAGGTTACCACCACCGGCCACCGGCTCACCAGCGGGTCGAACGTCCTCGGTACGAAAAAGAGCCCGGAGAGGTGAATCTCCGGGCTCTCAACGAAGGGCGGCGAGGTTGGTGTGAAGAACGGCTCGCCGCCGCCATGAGCCTAGCTGACGGCGATCGCCGCCTTGACGGTCGCCCGCTCGATCTCCTTCCCGAGCTTCCCGGTGCAGACGACGTGAGCGAAGGTCTCCAGTTCGTTCGCGCGGTCGGGCTCGACCTCCTGCGCCAGACGGGAGACGGCCTGACCGAGGTTGAACTCGTTCGTCGAGCCGGGTTGCTGAACGAAGAACGAGAGCAGGTTATCGAGGTCGCTCTCGTTCAGAGCGTCGCTCGCGGTGATCGCGACCCGGCAGGCGACGGAGGGAGCGCGGATCTCCGACTTCTGAGCGTCGTCGTATCCGGCGATGACCTTCGCGAAGGAGTCGGCGGTGAAGTAGGAGTCGACCGCGTCGTTGATCTTCGCGTAGACGAGGTCGGCGTGCTTGATCGCGGTATCCTGCGAGAACACGCCTTCGTCGAGCGCGGCTCCGAGGTGAACTTCGTGGATCATCTTCCGGACCCAGGCGAGGTTGAAGCACGCGCCGAGAAGGATCCCGCCGTCGAGGTCGCAGCCGCCGTGACCGGTCTCCGAGTTCGAGAACCCGAGCGCCGGGTGAACGGTATCGCCGGGGAGTTCGCCCCAGGACTGAGCAGCGACCTTCGAGAGCGCGGTCTGCTTCCCGAGTCCTCCGGCGAACCACGACTTTTGGTTGTCGTCGCGAACGCGCTGGAGAGCCTCGCCGATCTGCTTCGAGACGAAGCGGAGCCGCATCTTCGAGTCGGTAACGCTCGCCTCGATCGGGACCGCGTTGTGAGAGATCGCGACGTTCATCGCCTTCTCGGCGATCGCGAGGTTATCGATGCACTTGAACTTGTTCGAGAGGAACGCTCGCACGTTCCCGTCGAGGACGCGGATCAGGCGACGGTTTCCGTCGTCGTGCATCAGCCCCGTCAGGAAGTCGGAGGTCCGATACGGGTTGTCGTCCCAGACCCGCTTGAGGAAGCGCGACGGGATCCCTCCCTCGCAGGCTCGACCGCCGACCTGCATCAACGCCGAGTCGAGGAGCGGGTAACCGTCGCGGGGAACGAAGTCCCTCGCCGAGTCGGTCGCCGGGATGATGACCGGGTCGCCGTCGTAGGAGATACCGACCGCGATCTCGCGCGTGTCGATGACGAAGTCGTGCCGGTTGTCGACCTGACGCCGGAGTTCGGTAACGATCTGCTCGATCGATCCGCGTCCCTTGAAAGCTCCGCTGCCGTGTTCGCCTTTGATGTTCTGGTTCTTCATGGTTCTATTCGTTGTTGGGGTTTCGCCGGTTCTGCCGGACTCGTCAGCGACGCGAGAAGCGCCGGACCCCGTAGGGGGTTAGTACTGCGGATCCTGCTCCCGGTGAGCACTCTCGATCGAGAACTCTCGCCGCATGTCGTACTCGTCCGACAAGCGCTCCATGCCATCCTCGCCGAGACGAGCTTTCAACTTCGCGAGCGCAGCGTCGTACTCCGAGCGCTTCTCGCGAGGGAGGAGGATCCCGCCCTTCCAGGCGAGAGCGTTGACGCGACGGAACTCGTCGATGTCCTTCTGGTCGATCTCGTCATCGTCGGTCGCCTGCGCTACCGCTTCGATCTGGTCGGCGGTCGGAGCGCGAGGGAACGACGGGACCGACGTGTTCTCGACCTCGCTCGTCGACTTCGCCATCGAGTCGGTGAGATCCTCGACCTGACCATCGTAGTCCTCGTCGACGTCGTCGTCCTCGTCGTCCGGGTCTTCGTCGCCGCCGATGTAGGAGAACGGCGAATCTTCGATGTCAGCGTCCGGCTCGTCGGAGTTCGGAGCGCCGGGATAGAACTCGTCGTCGGCGTCGACGATCTCGACGTCGCCTTCGTCGTCGATCTGAACCGTCCCGCGGAAGAGCGCGGTCGGGACGTCGGAAGCGTTCGGTCCGTTCTCGACGTCGGCTTTCTGAGTCCGCTCCGAGATCACGATATCGAGTTCGTCGAACCCGGTTCCTTCGCGACGCTCGGAGACGTGGATTTGGTTGTAGGTCGGCGAGACGTTCTTCGAGAACTCGTCGATCGCGCGGAAGATCGCCTTCCGCTCGTCGGCGGTTATCACGTCGCCGGAGTCCTGATCGGCTCCGCGGGTCTTCGCGTCGCGAGCCTTCGCGCTCTCCTCGACCTTCGCGACGTAGATCGCGGCGACGACGAGATCGAACTTCCCGCCCTTCTCCCAGACGACGTAGGTCGTTCCGGCGACCGCCTGCGAGCGACCGGTCCAGTCGGTTCCGTCCTTCCAGGACCGACCGCAGAAGAGACCGATCGTCTCCTTGTTGCCGGGAGCGTGGACGAGAAGGCCGATGTCGCCGTCGTTGGCGTTATCGACGCAGGGAACCGAGAGAGTGCGGACGGTCGTGGTCGTGAACAGGTTCTTCATGGCGTTCTCCGTTTGGGTTGGGTTGACGTTCTTCACGCCCACCAAGCTACTCCCTTTTCGTCCCTCTGTAAAGCCACCTACTTAGGTTTTTTCCGAGGAACGACAACCGCCCACCGCTACGGCGTTTGCGCGAGTCTTCGCTCCGCGACTTCGAGCCTGTACGCGAGGAGTTCCCGGTTCAGTTCGTCGCATCGTCTCCCGTCGTCGCCCTGATCCTGCCGCCACGCCGACGGCATCCCCGCTTCGAGGTCGGCTACCGCCGCCGCGAGATGGTCCTCCGTCATCGCTACGGTCCGGTCGCGTATCGCTCGGTCGGAGAGTCGCTTCACCTCTCCGATGGTAGCACGGCTCCGACGAGCGCCGCCGGAGCCGGTGTACGAAAACGCCGCCGAGAGGGTTGACCCAGTTCTCGGCGGCGTCGGTTCGTACGATTTGTTCGCTTTCCCTACATCCAACCGTCCTATGGGTTCGAAAGGGTTCTCCGATTTGCCCCGGAGAGAAGGGCGTAACGCCGAGAGTCTACTCGATCGAGCGTTCGATCACCACGTCGGCGAGAACGCAGGCTCGATCAGCGATCACCGCGTTGCAGGGACCGTTCGCGTACGCGGTCGGACCGCCGACCCGGAGTTCGCCGACCGACCCGGCGACCATCGCCGCGGCGAACTTCGCGATCAGGTACTCGCGGATCGTCATCCCGTCGACCGCCCCGTGATACACATCGGCGGGAGATAGCGGGAACGCCGAACTACCGCCGCGGATCTTCGCTTCGCTCACAGCGACCTCCCGTAGAGAGCGTCGTCGACGTCGTCCTGATTCTCGCGCTGCTCCGGCGTGTCCTCGCCGTCGACGTTCGAGGCGATCGCGTGCGCTCGCTCCGCTTCGAGGAGCCGGACTCGGTCGTCGATCATCGTCCGCGTCTCGCCGAAGGGCGAGTGGTCGTCTCGCGAGCGGATCAGTTCGGCGATCTCCTTCGTCGTCTCGGGAACGAACCACTCCTCGTGGCCGCAGTTCTCACAGTGGATCAGGCTCCCGTCCGTCTTCAACTCGGAGCCGCACTCCTTCACCGGGCAACGTCCAGAGTTCCCCATCTCGATCGCGCCGGAGTTCAGGTTCGCGGCGAGAGCCTTCGCCGCGAGCGGCGTCAGTTGCTCGGCGATGATCCCGGAGTTCGGGTAGTCCGTCGACCCGTCGACGAAGTCGTGGTCGGTCACGGTCCACCACGACGCGATGAAGTCCTTCTCCGCCGTCCAGCGCTTCCGCTCGCGGAACGCTCGCATCCTCTTCGCGAGCGAGTCGAGTCCGTCGGCGAGTTCCCTCTCTCTTCGTTCGATCCAGGCTCTAATATTCATCGGTCAATCTCCTTTCGTCTGCGAGTAGCACGGCGAGTCGACGCCGCGCGATGTGTAGTTCCTGCCGCCAAGCGTCGACGTCGACCGGGTGGCAACCGGTCGTATCGCGAAGGCAGGATTTGAAAGAGTCGATATCGATCCGGAGGTTCCGGATCGCTCGCGGTTCGAGAGGCTCGCACTGGCGGCAGCGGAGCTTCGTCTTCCTTCGCCCTTCGGCGAAGGGTCGGTAGTGACGGTGACCGCAGGAGAGTTCGAGCCGCCAGCGGACGAACGTCCGGACTCCGCGGAACATCCCGCCGAGTTGCGTGACCTGGAATCGACCGACGACTTCGCGCATCGGGTAGTCGCTCATCATCGTGACCTCGCTCCGCCGACCAACTCGTCG